TGGTCTAGCACCACAAGCGATGTCATCACTTGTCTTAAAGCTTAGGATATTTTGCTTTCCTTTTCTGTAAAGATAGCCAATAGAGTCTGAGTTAGACGCGGTAATTCTTTTAAGCTTACCTGTCAAGTCTAGATCTAAGGCATTAAATTCAGATCCATTCTTTTCTAGAACGGTATCTTTAACGTGCCCCACTAGGATTACTCTTGGAGCCCATGACTGAATATAGTTCACCACCTTGGTAAACGCTTCTCTAAGATACTGATAACCAGCACCATTAGGTAAACCTATAATAGAACCATACTGAGCTTTACCGGATGTAAACCAGTTCTTACCCATAGGAGTTTTACTATAGAGTTCTTCAGCATAAGGAATACACATCTCTTCTAATGCAGTGATGGTATCTACGGCAACATACTTATATGGATTGCCTGCTTCCTTAATTGCTTTACCGATATGCTTAATCTCTTCAATAGAGTTAGCTTCAACCTTCATAGCTTCTAGATACTTAGAACCTTTCTCAAGATCTAGTATCAAACAGTTATCAAGTTGTGATAACAAGGTTGTCTTACCTGTTTTAGGTTTTGAAAATATAATCAGGTTACGCGGGCTTGCAGCCTCAGCAGGAACCTTTCCTGTAGGGAGTTTAATTTCCATATTACTTTATTAAATTATTTAACCATTCTTTCTTGCTTATAGGCTCTCTCATAAGGATAGCTGCTAAGTCTCTAATGGTCATCTCACTAAACGGTGCATCATCACCTTGCATATCAAACTCATCATCAAAGAAATCAGTCTGCTTGCTAATAGGTTTCTTAGGTGGTGTCACCTTAATTAATTCAGATACAGGGATTAGATATCTAGGTTGTAGATCTTTAGTAGCTTCATACTCTTCTTCCCAGTGTGGATTAAAACGCCACTTCCATAGTGTACGCTCTTGATCTTCTGGTTCATACTCACGACTAACAAACTCTGTGTAGATATCATACCCACGTTTCAATTCACTAGGAAAGAAACTTAAAAACTTTTCATTCTTATCCTTTGGTCTGTATGCCATCTTAGGAAAGAAGAGTGCATTGCTTACATCAAGTGCATCAAAGATCGGTTGATGATGATCTCTGAGTTCTGCAATCTTAATCTTTCTTTCTTCAGTTGTCATAACCGGATTTGGGTTACTACTTGTACTTATTGCCATAATTAAATCTTTTGTCTTTTTTCTTGTTGTGCAGGAGTAGGCATCTCCGTAATACGCATTCTATCAAACTGTGCTTTGAAGAAACTCATACGGTTATCACCATTCCTACATTTTAAAAAGTGTAATACTAAAACTTTGTCATCTTCAATGATATATCTGTCTGGTCCATAGAATCTAATCTTCTGTTTACCAGGACGGTTAATACCAATGAGAGTATCAGCATGTTGAAGTAAGGCATCTGACCCAAAGATATCAGACTCAAGTATGTAGTTACCATACTTACCATCCTCATTTCTTTCAGGATTATCAATACCTCGGTTTAACTGAGTCAGGATAATGAATGCTATGGGATACTTACGTTTAAGTTCCGTGATAGCTTCTCCTAAGTTATACAAGGTATCAAACTTGTCCTTTTCAAATGGAGCTTTCTTCAACAACAAAGAGTGGTCAAGAGTGATAATAGTTTTAGTGAACTCATATTCCCCTGATTCATTTAAGATCATGTGCTCTTTCATGTAGTCAGAGACAGCTTCCTTAAATTCATTTACGGTGATTGGTTCCTCAACTATATCAATCGGTAATACAACCTTCTCTTTTGCGTAGTTGTAACATATCTGGAGATCATCCAATGTAAGCTTACCGTCTGCACTACAGAGATACTTGTAGGACTTGCCAAGTACACTACTATATTCTCTTATTGCAGAGGTTCGCGCCAGCATTTCAAATTGAAATTCTAATACACGGAAACTCTCCGTAGGGTTTAGTTTAAATGCTTCTCTTACTATTTGATCTTTAATAAGAGTCTTCCCGCTACCAGGTCTTCCACCTATAACAGTCATGGAGTGCCATTCCAAACCATCAGTTGTAGCGTCATTAAACTTATCCCAAGGTGTCTTAATGGATTTAATAACTCCCTCCATTCTACCTTTCAGGTAACGTAAGGAGTCATTATACCCTTCCTTTTGACTTTTCCAAAGGTGTTGTTTAGACATTAAATATACAGGATTATTCTTCTATTCTAGATATGCGAAGAGACACAAATGTATAACTTTTAAATGCAAAAAGCAAGAGAAATTCTATACATATGTACTCTAAAATGGACACATTTACTATAAAGTTATCCACAATTGTCCAGCATACTAAGCTCATGATAACAGATGTTAAAATCATCAGCATTATTTTTTCAAATTTTCTACTACTCATACTACTTTATCTGAGAAATGTGAGCCTTCTGGTTCATCATCTCCATTAATAATTATTTCACAACAGTTCGCCAGCTCTGAATCCCATGTCTTATCTGTGTTTTGTTTACGGATAAAGTATTGTGAGTTTCTCATGTACTTGTAATTATCTTTCTCATAGATCTCTACATAGTACCAGGTTGCACGTAGAATTGTATCCCAATCATACGTATAGTTCTTAAAGAACCACTTGAATGCTTCCTCAAGATTCCTCTTATTTACTCTAGCAGGTTTACCACTAGGTAGTTTACCCTTAGGAAATATAGAAACAAATCTATCTATGTGATCCATAGAGTCACTTTGTTTTATTTCACTAGTTGTTTCACCCTGAGAATTTGGTACAGATTCAAGAACTTGAAAACCTTCTGCTGTCAATGTATAATCAGCATTTATCAAACCGGAGTTTACAAGTCTTCTAAGTTCTGTGTGCACATCTGCATTAGTCAAAGAAGACTTACGCTTATTGGATAAACACCACAAGATATAAAGACTGTTAGGTTTTATATCTTTAAGCTCTAGGTATTCAAATAGTTCTTTCATATTATACTTGATCAAGACTCAAATTTACAAAGGTTTCTTTTCTAGAGTTTAGATTATCCATAACTTTATTCCATACAGATAATATAACTCTATCCCCCATCTCTATGGCATTAGCTACAACAGCTCCCGCGTGTATCATATTAGAATGGTGAGATACTTTAGCACCATGTCTATTGTTTAATACTCTTACCATATGCGAGTAGCTAAGACCTAACTCTATACCGATGGTATAGGTAACTTGTCTAATAGCTACAGCTCTTTCACCACGGTATCTAATGTTCTTGCTGAATGCTGCATCAACAGGAAATAGTTCTTCTACTATATCCACTAGCTCATTAAAGTCTGTAATACCAATAATCAGTTTGTTAAAGGTCAGATCAGTCTTATTATAGTTACTAAGATGCTTGATAACATTATTAAAGAATCTATTAACCGCACTGTTAAGTTCATAGTTTAATCTTAATAGGTCTTCGTTGATACCAGATCTAAGATCACCTATCTCTTGTTTAGGACTCTTCCTCTTTTTCATATTTTCTGTATTCTGTTAAATGAATATTAAAGTAACGTCCATGTTTTAGATCATTACTCATTTCTTCTACAATCTTTTTAGCTGCGTCTAGCTTAATACCAAAGATAGATAGTCCGTCATAGAGACACTTGTTCTCTACATCAGATCTACCAGGTGCGGATATAATAAACCACATCTCTCCAAACTTTTTATCAAGTCTAGCAGTTACTCTTATCTTACCAGGAAATTCTCTGCTGCCCATTTTGTTCTAAGTATTTATTAACCCTGTTCCACATGTCTTCACAATCCCATTCAGCTTGGTTGTTATAAGCTGCACTTGCGGGATGTGATACCATAATCTTATAGTTGTTATCAGGTACTAGATCAGCATAGTCTTGAGCCTTCTTACCTAGAAATACATATATTAATCCGGGTTTCTCCCAGATTAAACTATCTAGTACTTGTACAAAGAAAGGACGCCATAGTAACTGATGAGTACCTGGTTTACTAAGTGTTGTGGTAAATGCTGTATTTAATAACAGCACACCTTGCTTAGCCCACGGTCTTAAATCACCATCACCAATGTATCCGGGTACTGCAGTTCTCTTTATAGAATCATGCATATACTCCAAAGACTTCTGGATACTAGACTTACTACAACTAAAAGCTAAACCATCTGCTGCATTTAATGTAGGATAAGGATCTTGTCCCACAAATACAACTCTAGTATTATCAAATGGACATTCTATAAATGCATTAAAGACATCTTTTACCTGAGGAGTAAATCTTTTATTATCCATTGCCTCTTTAAGCAGTGTAGATAAGATCTTTGTCATATCATCACTTATCATAAATGTTTTAAGCCTGGATGCCCATCCAGATTCTTTTAACTTTTCATACAGTTTATCCTGTACTTCTTGTATATTTACCGTGTCTAACATAGCTTTGTTTAAAATTAATTTTATGAGTGAAGAAACATCTAAGATCAGAGAAGTAGAAATACTAAAGAAAGATACCGTCATTGACGTTAAGCTTCCAGTAGATTTCTATTTCAGATTCAATCAGTTTATCCTTGAGTTCTTCCCAGTTAAAGATGGTGAACATTTTCAACAGATCTTAACTAATATAAAGGAAGGTAAGGACAACGATGATCCTCACTCTTATCATTTCAGGACCATACTTTCTTTCTTACTTCTTGTAGAAGATGAAGCTAGAAAGCAAGGTCATACTGAAATGATTAAGATAAATACAGAGACTGGAGAGAAGGTTTAGTATAAACTAAACCCTACTAGTTCTCCTATCTCTATACTAGCTTGAATAGCCATAGCTAATTCTTCCTTACTACAATCTGAAAATGACTTACAGTTAGTGTTAGTGCAAAGTCCTGCACGTAACTTAACCTGGAGTTTCATATCTTCAAATGAGTCACCGGTGTAGTTAGCAAGCTCTCTGATATGCTTATGAACCTTACTCAATTGAGCATAGCTAGCATCAGAAGTTTGGGTCTCATAAGTAATGATAACAGTATCACCTTCTTCAAGTCCTTTGATAAATAGACCTAGCTTAGCAGATCCTAATGGATCTATCTCTAGATTCTTATTTACTACTTTTGCGCGTATACTTACGGGTAGTTGGTTTGACATTTTCTTTAGGTTTATTTTTACTTCCTTTAGGTCTTCCGGGTCCTTTTTTCTTAGCTGCATTAGTTCCAGTCTTAGAAAGACTTTGAGAGTAGAATTTCTCCATATACAAGTCTAATAAACGATCATATGAATTATCACCATCAGCAACCTCATCTTTAAGATTATTAATCTGCTTGCTTCTAATAAGTAATCCTGTACAAATACCGCCTACTAAGCCAGCACCTGTTAATACACAAATATCAATTAGTGTTACCATTTTTTAAGGTTTTAAGTGGAGATAGGCTGTACCTTCTTCCACGGTTATATAATCAATTTTTAATCCTTGCCAGTCATATAAGAATTTTCCCATGTCTGTACCGCTAGTTTCTTCACCGTGCCATTCTGCTTGTGCAGTAATGTACGGTCCACCACTAGGGTCTATCATGGAGAACTTATAGTTAGGCATCTCTGTTTCACCGGGCCAGCCTCCTACACGGAAGTGCTCGGTAAACCCTGTCATCTCTATGACGTTGTCTTTTTTCTCAAAGGTGATAACATCACCATACCTGTTTTTATACTGTGTCTTCATACTAAAATATATAACGTATTGTATTCCAAGGGATTAGTAACTCATGCAAGGCTCTAAACTGGTAGATATAGTCTGCCTTAAGCTTATGCTCATAGCGGATATTTAACTGACCATTACTAGAGATTTTATTCTCTTGTATATCAGGCCTCCATAGTAGATCTTCCCCGGGAATATTGTTAGCAAGATTATACTCATGCTTCTTCTCATTGTGAGTAAGGAATATAACCTCAGACTTTATACCCTTTTCCTTCTTGTATCTAGCATACACAGTCTTGTCCACTAGCATAAACAAATCTCGGTAGTCTTCTAACCAAGTATCTGTAACTATAACAGGACTAAAGTTAATGTGTACATCATAGCCAGATTTAATGAAATAATTAATAGCATCTATCCTATCTTCTATAGGACTGGTATCAGGCTCTAGTACATCAGCATACTTCTGCGGCATAAGACTAAATCTAATACGCGTTCTACTAGGATGAGTCTCAATAAATGACAGGTTATAGTTTACATGCTTAGTAGCAAATGAGAACATCATATCCTTACCTTTTGGGTAGTCAAATATCTTCTGTAAGTCATAGTACTTAGCATGCAAAGCTAGATCTTCATTAGTACCTATATCATAGGTAACTCTAGTATCATGTGTTTGATTAGGTTTATTGGTATTAATCCACCCATAATAATAAAGATTCTCATGATGCCTACCTATAGCATCTAATACATCATCTACATTTTTTGCAATCTGTAATCCGGTAGGACGGTGTCTCTTCATGTAGCAGTAACTGCAGTTGAATAAACACCCGTGTCCAAAGCTAGGAGCAATGAAGTCCGTGCTTCTACCTGATTCAGTTATTTTAAGTTGTCTTCTGGTTACTTCCTTTACTAGACTCATTAGCTAACTGCTTTATCTTTCTGTGTACTAATTCAATGCAGTCATCTATACCCTTATACGGGTTTAGATAGGGCACAGTTTTATTATTACGCAGATTATCCATCTGCATAACAAGTTCTTCTAATACCTCTTTCACATTACCAAGTAATACAGACAGCAGCTTCGTTAACTAGGAAGTATAAAGCACCATCAATGTCAATAATCTCTGCATTAGCAAGAGCGTTACCTACATATACCAAACTACCTGGTTCTACTATAGTACAATCAGTACCTACAGCATGTACCTTAAGCTTAGTCCAGCTTTTCATCCACTCTTTTTCCATAAGAGCTTCTGCTTCTTCAGTTAATAATACCTGAGACTCAGGTTTAATAGGCTTCTCAATGAGAATTCTTTTTCCGTGCAATTTCATAAGTGTTGGTTTAATATTTAGTTATCTCGTAGTACCATCCTACATTAAAGAATTCTATAAATAGAAAGATATGTTTGTCTACTTCCATCATGTACATAGTACAGTTATCACCTTGACTATCTATGGCTTTCCATGTAAGTGTCCTGTCTTCAAGTTCAGTAACACCTGTAGTTAAGTAATATATCTGAGTAGTTTTAGAGTAGATAGTTATAACATTGTCTTTACTAGTATGTATAGGTATACTCATTCCATAATCGGTATCACTCCAATCAAAATCATAATCAGGATTTAATCTTGTACCGAGGGTAAGGCTTGTTGCTTTATATACATGTTGAGTGTAACACAGCAAGCTTGAAAAGAGAAAGGCTACTAGTAATAGAAGTCTCATTTGGTTTAGTTATGAGACAAATATATACTAAGTTTACCAACTATCTACATTAGTAACACAAAATTCTTCACCAACAAAAGCGTTGGTCCATATGTCTTGATCAAAACACCAGGTCTTTTTGTTACCAGAACAGTTGTTACGGATCTCTAACCAGTAGCAACCGTTATCAATACCATCATTAGCAATGATACCACAGTTACAGGGCTCATTACTTTCTTTTGTACAACCAACTAAAGATATAGTTAGTATCATAAACGCTATTACTTTTTTCATGTTATTTAGTTTTTAATTCTTCATCTGTAGGATCAGTAGTAGTACCTATAGTAATAGGATCTACATATACTGTATCTTTAGGAATAGTTACAAGGTGTTGATCACATTCCACCGGGGAATCTTTCCAAGCTAGATACATACCTATTGTACCTGCAATATCTAGTAGTAACAAGAAGGCTATAGCCCATAGGATATACTTACTCATCTTGATTTTGTATCTAATTTAATTATAATAAGCACGCTATTATAGATGAACAAAGCAAGTCCCATAAGCATCCACATGTAATGTCTAAATCCCCAGTGCCAAGTAGGCTCATGAAGATTATCTCCATCACAATACCAGTCACCAAAAAATTCTCGGTTGTTTTCAGGGATAAATGACATAAGCATTACAATAGTAAACAGTAGGACTATCCTACCCATAATCTTAAAGTGTTTCATCTTGACCTCCGTATGTTTCGTTGTAGTATTGTTCACCGTTTAAAAATCCTTTACCACCTACCCAAGAATTTACAATCTGCTCCTTCTCCATTTGCTTGGCTTGCTTGAAAATCTCATTGACTTGCTCCCATAACTCAGGAGTTATGTCGTGGAATATCATATTTAGTTCAAGTCCTAACCATTCAACCGCAGTTTGTTTCTTTTCCATAGTTCAATAATTAAATAGTTAAATCACGAACAGCCCTAACATAGTAGGTGTAGTCCTTATAGTTGTAGTTGGAGAAGCCATTGAAGAAGTAGAAAAACCATGTAATGCTGGAATCGAACTCCGACAATGACCAATAGTAATCATCAGTTTTGAATTTGTCTTTTAACTCACTGTTGTAAATTAAATGTAATTCTAATATAGTAGGTAATCTCCATCCATCACCTAACTTTTTTACTGCTTCAACTGCTTCATTCCAAGTCATCTTACCAAGTTCATCAGGATGAATTTCAAAGTTGAATTGTTGTTTAAGAATCAATGATTCACAATTAAGCGACATGCCTTCGAGTTCAGAAATGACCACAACCCATTGCTCACTTTCAATGTTCATTGCTTCATCCATCTGTCCTTTATCTGCAAAGTCTTTGCATAATTTAGCCAAGTCAATCGCTGCGATTAAATTGTCTTTCTTTGATATCATCCCCGTGTATGGGTTATGGTCTGATGATTTCAACATCAATTCTACTATTTCTTTCGTTTTCATAGTTATTTAGTTTTAATCTTGTTCCTGCTCTAGTTCAGGACGGTTGACCCTAAGGCCCCACATCAGGTTATACATAGAAGCAGATTGCTGAGCATATCTAACAGTAAGCTTTCTGTGCTTACGGAAGTATGCTACCATCCACTCCATCCATTTAGTTTCTTGCTCAGGAGTCATGGTCCATTCTTCATACCACTTGTCCTTGCGGTCCTTGATATCCTCATAGGATACATTATGACCGGCTATAATAAACATGGTATTGATTATATCTTTTACCATGTCATCATCGGTTAGTCTTTTACTTTTCATTTTGTTATAAATATTGGTGTAACTACATGCGGACTATTTCCACCCTTAGGCCATATTATTTTAGATAATTTACCAACAGCGTAGTCATCAGGAAGAACCTTTACATGGATAGCAAGTACTTCAAACTCATTAAAATTTAGAGTATCTATAGTAAGATCTTTAGTTGCATAAAATATATTTCCTGCAAACTCTACATAGTCTCCTACTTTCATGAGTCTTCTATTTCACAGGTTAAATCCATTTGTCCAAATACATCTGCTATAGGCTCAAGCTTGTCACGAGATCCATACTT